ATGAGCGAGCCGGCGCACGACAAACCAGTACTTGCGCTCGTAAAAAACGCGAGCAGCCATGAGATCCACGCCGCGGTTTGGATTGTTGCCGAATGGAATGCGCACGCGGAGGAGTGGCGCCCGGTGCGTGTTCATGGCGACCCGGATTCCGCCATCAAACTCGAAGTTCTTGCATGGCGCGATTTAACGCCGGGCGATGATGAGTAACGGGGCGAGCGCCGGCCCGTCCAGAGTGCTCGGACTCGACTCCGCCGGCGCTGTGCCTATCTTCTCTGCGATGTCTGTAACGCGTGAGCTTCGGCGCCGGGTGAGCGCCGATCGTACCCTGCCCCGCTTCGAGCCTTGCCTACCCCGCCGCGCCAAAGTACCGCCGGTAGGGCCCGGCTGGATTCATGAGATCAAGCATGACGGCTTCCGCATTATCGCCCGGCGCAACGCGGGCGGCGAACGGCTCATCACCCGGAACGGCCATGATTTCACCGCGCGCTTCCCGCTTGCCGCAGCCGCGGTGGCGGCGCTGCCGGCCCGCTCATTCCTGATCGATGGCGAGGCGATTGCCTGCGACGACAACGGGCTCGCCGTGTTCGAAATGATCCGCCATCATCACCACGAGGTCGAGCTGTGCGCTTTCGATCTCCTCGAGCTCGACGGCGAAGACTTGCGGGCCTCGCCGATTGAGGAACGTAAGCGCACGCTGGCGCGACTTCTGCGGCGCTCGAGTCCCGGCATTGTGCTGAATGAGCATTTCAACGGGGACGGCGCGGTCGTCTACCGGCACGCCTGCGCCCTCGGTTGCGAGGGGATCGTGTCCAAACGTCTCGGCTCGCCCTATCGCGCCGGCCGGGCGGACTGCTGGGTAAAGGTCAAGAACCCGGCCGCGCCGGCGGCGAGGCGTGAGGCCGAGGAGGATTGGGGAGCCCGATGAGTTCGGGCGCCGCAAAGCCCCGCCGCTTCCCGCCGCCCTGGACGATCGAGGAGTACAACGACGCATGCTTCATCGTCCGCGACAAGAACGGCCAGGAGCTCGGCTATTTCTATTTCGAGGACGAAGCCGGCCGGCGCTCAGCGGCCAATCTGCTGAGTCGGGACGAGGCGCGGCGGTTGGCGGTCAATGTTCCGAAGTTCCCGGAGTTGCTGCGACGGCCCACAGCGCCCTCGCCATGTATACTGCCCCGAACGCCTTGGTGCGTTCGCAAATGTGTTTCCCGACATTAGAAAAGACGATTACGATGCCAACGACCAGGGTCGGGTCGTCATCCGAAAAAGCCAGGCGGCCTCGACCATAAGGGCGAAAGGGAGAAACTATGAACAAACGTATCAACCGCATCACGGTCCTATTGGGACTAGGCGTGGCGGTTCTTGGCGGAGTAGCGACACCAAGCAAGGCGCAAGAGAAAGAGGTTCATCGGGTGGTCACCACCCTCGACAAAAACGACAAGTCGGTCGCCCTGTTCGACAGCATGGTCCCGCTTAAAGTAGGCGCAGCGGGCGAAGGTTCAGCCACCATTTGGGCGACCGAAAAGGGTCCGGCCGATTACTCCTGGAACGTTGACCGCTCTGCGGCGAGGAAGGGCTTTGGGCCGCCGAAAGGCGGCACCGACCTACTGATCGTCGAGTTCCCGCCGTTGGGGCCGGGGGTGGACAAACTCGACATGAATACAATGATGAACGTGGTGGGCGCGGATGCGCCGAAGCGCGGGGTGCCGCCGAGCAACCCGCTGATGCATCGGACCCGCACGGTCGACTACGTGATCATCATGTCGGGTGAGATCGACATGATGCTCGATAGCGGCACGGTGCATCTCAAGGCCGGCGACGTGGTGGTGCAGCAAGCGACCAACCACGCTTGGCTTAACAACGGCAAAGAGGCCTGCCGTATCGCCTTCGTCATGATGGACTCGCAAGAGCCCTGAGCCATCTGCAAAGACGAATATTATCGGCGAGAAGCAACTACGACAGACTATGCGGAAGCGCGGGGCGAGCATCGCAGCCGCCTCGGCCAATGCTGTTCGCGACCGCGTTCCAATAATGCACATTGCGAACACAGCACTAAACAAACGTTCGCGACACGTTCCCAGGTTGGTGACGGTTGCCGCAATTATTCGGTAAGTGTTGCAGGTCTAAATGATCGCAGCAGCTGAACCCCGTCCCCCCCGACATTAGGTACGGCTGCCAGGAGCCCCGGCGCGATCGACACAACCGCATCGGGGCTCTCCATATTTCGAGCTATGATCAGATGATACGAAAGACCCAAGAGCTGCTCGTTCCGGTTAACGAATTAGAGCGGGAGGCCATCGCGACTTCCACTCGCGCCTATCGCGTACCGCGCTTCATGGCCCCCCGATCGCGGGCGTCTAAGGATTTCAAACAAAAAGCCGCCCCCCTTCGGGACCAAGGGGACGCCAAGATGGCAACTTCTAGGAACAAGCAAGATTAGAGCGGAGCCAGCCAGTCGCAGCCGGCCCCGCGCCTTTGGTCAGTTACGCACGAAATTTCCACGAGTTCCACAAATCGACCTTCACTGACGCCAGCAAAAACACATGGCGTTTATCGTTCGGATAGCCTTCGTCCTCTGCCCTGCAGATTATTCTCTCAAGCACGCCAAATTTTTGCTTGAGCTGAACAACAGTGTTCACCGGCACGAGGATTAGTTGCCGCTCTGCATTGCTTAGGCGGTCGCTCAATTGCCCCCTTAGCACTTCGGTTTCGTCCTCCGTCGCGCACTTCTCCGTCTCGCTTTCGCAGCCAGCAAGTGCCGCCATGTACTCCGAATATGCGCGATCGAATTGGAGCTCACGCTCATCCGGAGCCCGCGTATCGCCCGGCTTGCCGTCGATGACTTTGAGGTCAGTCATGACTGCACCGCCACCAGGCGCGCGCCCTCGTAAAGCGTGTTGAGAAAATTTTGCACCGGCTCGTCCGTGTGGCCGCGCAAGAGCAAGTCGGTGACGTAATCTTCCCTAAAGGCGAAATCGATCTTCGCCCTCATGCCTCCCAGTGTCGTCGGCACTGTTTCGAAGATGGCGCGCGTCGCGTCGACTCGACGGTGGCTCGCTTCATCCTGTGCTTTCACAAGCGGGAAGACATTTGCCTCAAAAAATTGTCTGCCTTCCTTGCTCATAGCACTGATAAGGGTGCCATATCGCTCGTCACAGGCCTCAATGGCCTTGTCGCGAGCTTCAAATGCTGCCTGTTCGACTGCATCCAATTCCTTCCAACGCTCGATTGCTGCGAAGATCGGATCAGGATCCGTCGACGCAGACGCGCCTACGGCCGGTAACGCTAGTGCTGGTACGGATGCTGCGCCGGCCAGGATGGCGCGGCGGCTGAGATTTTCAGGCGACATTGGAGCCCTCCATAGGCTGTTGATGACGCCGGAGGGCGGATTCGCAACGAAGCGATTCGTAATGATATATGCTGATTGCTCAATCCGATGCCCTCGAAGCGTCGGTTGGGAAGTGGCCGGCCGGGTGTGAGACCCGGTCGGCTGCGCCTAGACTCGCTGATTTGGCCCTATGGCGTCAAGGTGGCACCCGACTGATGGCAAAGCAGAGTAAAACCGCTCGTGAACTTAAGGACATCGTGGCCGCTCGCCACTCATGGTGGGGACGAACGGTTACGAGCAGGCGCGGCCTAGTTTTAGGCAAATTCGAGAAAAACCCGAGCACCGGCGTTAGCCCGCGCGCAGTAACCCTTCGTATAGTTTTCCATACCCTTGGACAGTAGAGCGTTTGATTTCGCTCTTCTATTCACGGCGTGGCCCATAATTGGCGACAGGCGGCGATGATGAGATTTTCCACGGATCAGGACCGTACAAAGAACGAAACCCGCCTTACCATAGCCACGCGACCTCAGATCGCTGTTGCGCGGCCAACACCGACACCGCAGCTTCCGGCTGGGTTTGACGATGTCGATTTGGCCATCCTTGATTGGATTGTCGCCGAGCAGAATCGCGCCATCGCTCCGTAACAACTCGTTCACCTGCAAAAAGGCCCCGGCGTGCGACGGCCGGGGCCAAAGTTTGTACCGAGTTGCCATGCCACATCCCGGCGCCAGCCCATTGGGGAGGTTTGCGCCCAGACATGCCAAGCAACAGCAAAGATAGCTGATTCGCGACGACCCCGCGCGGCTCTTATCAGTTGCAGCGCGCGTATAATGCACCTTGCGAATTGCTCATCGCAGGGGAAGGAAAAACAGTGGCCAATGGATATTTCGGGAAATGCCCAAAATGTGGCGAGATTTTGAGGAAGGCGGTTGTTGAACTCATCGATATCGAGGAGCATCGGAACGATCATCGAGCTAGGGCTTCCTCTCCCGGCCATACTTTATGCTGTCCCCGCTGTCAGGCTGTTCTGAGCATTGCTTTCGGTATGCCGCCGTGGCCACCACAAAATTGACCTTTAGTTTTAGTGTTCATCACGCGGAAGGCTGAGCTTTTCCACGGCTTGAGCAAGCGCACCGCTCAGAAATTTTGCCATCCTTAGGCTAAGCACAAAACGCTGCTGATCGTCCGTCCATACGGTCAACAACAATTTGTCTGGCAAGCTGTGTATTTGCGCGACTGAGACATTGACGGCTTCCGGCGCAGTGAATTCGGATTCGTTCGGCTCACTCATCGGCTGCCTCCATCTCAAGCACCGGCATGGCAGTTCCCGCCGGCAGTGCGCGCTGCGCCGGTGCGCCAAGCACGATCACAATGCCGCCGGTCTGAATGCGGCGCGTCGGCGACGCCTGGCTTTGGTTGTTCAGATCCTCTAAGGCGAGCGAAGCCCGAACGGCCGCGGCAGCGTTGTCGCTGTCCATGAGCTGGGACAGCTTGACCGGCACGCGGGTGCTGAGCAGTTCCACGAATTGAGCTCGCGCCGAGCGCCGGTAGGTAATCACGTGCGGTTTGTGCAAGGCGCGGAAAGCGCGCTGCCGGTTGAGCCCTACGGCATCGGCGGCCTGCTGCCACGTCTGACCGTCCTCGATCATGAGGCGGACAAGCTCGCGGATTGACTTGCCGACATAGGCGCCGTCGGTGCGAGTGCTGGCGTATTCCTTCGCGGGCATTTCAGCCGCCGTTTCTAATGGCTAGCCGCCGGGCCCTACGCGACGAAACGCGCCGCGGTGCCAGGTGCGGGTAGGCTCGATAAAATGATGTCTCGCAATTCTCCAGCGGCTCACGGATTTCCCGCCGATGCTTGAAGCTCGGTGTGAAATGCAAATCCGGCTGCGGCGCGGTGAGTTTGGATTCCTCGGCGCCCGTCCTGCCGGACGTGCCGGCAACCTCGATCGGATATTGCGGGGACTTTGTCATGCAATCACTCGCCTCATGGTCTTGTAACCCTTGTAGAGGCGCGCCGGCTTGACTTCGCCCGCGGGTGAAAGCCCGATCATGGCGCGGCCTTCGCCCATGGCGATGCAAAGATACTGCAGCGCGTCGGCTAGGTGGCTAAATCGGTTTTTGGCCGGTTCGGTCTTGATCTCTGACGACCGCAGTTTGCGCTCGTAGCAGTAGCCGCCCTCAAGGCCAGCGATCAGCGTACGGCAGTTCGGCGATATCTGCAGCCGCGGCCGGCCGTCGTACAATTGGCCCAAGATGCTATCCACAGCGGCGATGCGCGTTTCGATCAGGTTCATCTTCACCGGCGCCGCTTTCATATCGATGCCATTCGCCTTGAAGATGTCGTAAGCCGTTCGCTCATCGCTTTGCGTCTTGTCGCGGCCCTTAGGATCACCATAGGCGACAAACGTGTGGCCAGCGTATTTCTGTTCGAGTCGGCGCTTGACTTGCGGCGCGAAGAGCACGGCAGACGTGTTGTGGCCTTGTAACTCATCAAGGATGGTCACCCGATTATTGACCGTCTGCCCGAACAGCACGCCGGGCGAGCGGCCGAAGTCTGCGCCGATCCAGATTTGATGTCCCGGAACCGGGCTAAGCACGTCTTTCGCCACGTGCAATTCGCGCCGAAAGGCTGGCCAGACGGGCTCGCCGTCGACGACCAAAGCCACCTCATTGAGTATGCGCGACTTGATCCATGACCGCTGCTTGCCGGAAATGAGCCCGCCGTAATAGCCTTTCGGCAGCCACTTGAGGTTTTCAGCTTTCGGATTGTCGTCATAGCCGACGACAACGCCATCGTCGCGGCGCACCTCAAGCAAGCCCGGTGGCTGCATGAAGAAGTCCCAGCGCGGCGGCCAAGTCAGCGCAATGCGGTCGTCCTCGAGCAATCCCTCAGGCAACGGCACCAAGCCACGCATGACCGAGGTCCAGTGATCCTGGTCCCCTATGTTCATGTCAGCGATGACGCCGTGCCACGTCGGGCCGCCGTCCTTGATGGCCGGGTAGCGGCCGGCGCGCGATGTCATCACGTCAAACAGTTCTTTGATCAGGTATTGCAGCTCATTGACGTAGAACGCCGTGTACTCGCCCGATCGCAACTTCTGCACGTCCGTTTGGTCATCCAGCGCGAGGAAATCTGTTTCCATGGATACGTTGCCCCACGTGACGGTTTGCGTCGGCGGCTGCGTCCATTTCAACGGCCCGTAAATGTTCTGGGCGAACGTATCGAGCCACGTCCGAATCGTCGTCGTCCTCAATTCGGGATAAGTCGTACGGACAACAGCCATTCGCGTGCGGCGAATACCATCCGGGCCCGGCGCCTGCGCGTTGGCGATCGCCCAAAGCTTGAGATCCGACGCTTTCGATTTGCCCGAGCCAACCGGCCCGCAAATCACCTGCACGGGCGCCGTTGACAACATGAAGGCTTCGAGCACTTCGCCGTCGATCTCGTAAATGGTCTGCCCGAATTGGTCGGTGGCGAGCTCGCTCATGTGGCGTTTTAGTAAAGCGCGCCGGCGACTGTTGGATTGCCCGTAGAGCTGCTGCCGAGATTGCCAAGGCCAGGAAGCCCCGCGAGTCCATTTTTGCCGAGGGCACCCCCGAATGCGCCGATGCCACCGGACAACAGCGCCGTGCTCGATGCGCTACGCAGATATGCGGCGTTTGCCTCATCCTCCTGAGCTTGCGCCATGATGCTATCATCCTGAATGTTTTTCTGTTCGGTGCCGATCTGTTCGGTGTAACCACGCACGGCCGCGCCCGTCGGGGAGGTCGGATCAGTTCGGGCCGCGGCACGGATGGCGTCGATGTTGCCCAGTGAGACGCTGAGATTGCGTGTCAACTGCGCGCCGGTCTGCGTCGCTTTCAGGTCGCCATATTGTGCGGCTCGATCAAGCGTTTCCGCCTTGTAAGTATCGCCGGCGGCCGTGCCAGCTCCGCTGACCACAGAGCCCGCGGCGCCGAAGCCGGCAGAGGCGAGCGACGCAACAGCAGCAATGCCTGAAATGCCCATGGTTATCCCCTCGCGCGTGTGTAGACGATATCGGTCGGAACGAATCCCAGACGTTTCATGATCGCGGAATGCTCGTGTCCGATTTTCTCCCGCAAGACAAGGAGCTCGGCGCCACGATCGAATGCCGCCTGGCATGCTGCCTTTACAAATTTGTAGCCGGCCAAACCGCGCCGATGTTCCCGTAGCAAAAAATGCAAATCCTCCTCAGCGACGCTCACATGCGCGTAATGGGGATGCCGGATCAGGAACCAGAGGAAATAGCCAATGAGTTGGCCGTCGAGGCGCGCTGTGATCAGCAAGAGATTTTGTCCCATGCGCTCGTACAGCGTCACGTCGGGATTGAGCCGAAGTAGCGCCTTGTTCTTGGCGATTTCATCCCAATGCGCCTTGAGAAGGGGTGCCGCTTCTTCATACGCCGCCTGGAATTGCTCCACGGCAAAGCAGATTTTTCCGGCTGCGATGCCCATCTGGCTACGCCATCCCGCGAAGGCGAAATTCGATGGTGGCCAATCTTTTGACGGCGGCCAGAATTGTAATTCCCCGTTTTGCAAATTCGATGATTGCCGCGTTTTTGACCGCACGTTCAACTGACCGGTGCCGGCGAGGGATGTCCTCGCCAAGCTTGTTGATAAACGCAGCAGCGGCAATCGTCGGCAGTGGTCGAGCAACAATGTCGTCCGCTGCTTCAGCGATTAACGCGCGAAATTCTGCCACCACAGCCGCTTCCAGTTTCAACACTTCGAAGCAGTCATCAAATAGAATCGGTTGCTTCGCGCGTCGAAGGATTGCCGGGAGCATGTCACACAGCCTTTCGCTGTCTATCGCGAGCAGCCACAGCCCGGGAGATATTCTTCGCCGCCGAGCCCTTCACCTGGGCGACGCGCGGTTTTGACCATCGCGCTTGCGCCGCCTTGCGGCCTATCTCGCTCGCCCGTTCTTTGCTCATGTACGTGCGACTGAGCGGGCCGCCGATCAGGCCCATTTTTCGATATTCGTGTGTTGTCCTGGTCCAATGCACAACTGTGTTGCGCTTGCTGCGCACGAGATTCGGATTACGCCGCTTCAGCCGCGATCCGTATTGCCGAAGAGCATCCTCGTCCTCGACAATGATTAACTTGAGGGCCAACGCCCCCAACAATGGCCCTAAAGAGACCGCACCGATTCGGCGGACCTGATTGGGGCCGAGCAACTTCGCGCTATACCTCGCGGGCAGGCCTGCCACTTCGTCTATGGTCTCACCGGCAACCTGCAACTCGTCCGCGCGATTTCGGATCGCGGCGATAAGGCCGTTGTAGTCCGTCGCCTCTGCCAGCTGCCGCATCGTCATGCGTTCCTACCGTTGCTAGGTGATCTGACCGGCGCGGTGCTTGGTTGTGATCCTTCCGATGATCCGCCCGCGGCTTCGATCATTGCAGCATCGTGCTGGTTGGCGGGACGAGCTCAGCGAGAGACGCAAGGGACTTTACTTGGCCGCGAAGCACCGCAGCGACGTACGCGTCCTCATTGCTGGGCGAACCAAGCACGATGACGCGCGGTGCGGGAGGCTTCCGCGATTGCTCGATTGATCGAGCGCGGTGCTCCTCGCATATCGGGAAGTTCCAGCCATCGGGAATGCGGCCAGGCCTTGATTCCCCGATGGCAGCGCAGAGGCAGCAGATAGTCATCGGCGGCCGCCCTGGGCGGCGCGGGCCGATGCGCGCTCGGCATAATCCTTCTTTTCGCCGTAGCTCATTTTGTCGTAGGCCTCATCGGAGAGCTTTTGTGACTCGGGTTCGTTGCCACGACGCGAGAAGCTTCCGGCCCCGCCGTTTATGGAGCGCGTAATTATGCTTTCCCAGGCGTCGAGTTGTTTCGACGTGGCAAGCGTCGCAATGAACGCTTTTGCGGCGCCCGGGTAGTGAGATTTGAGCCAAAGCGAGACCGCATCCACACGTACCGCGGCATTGACACCTGCCGATTCCATTTCGCGCTGTGCCGCGTTCGCAATCGCAATTTGCTCGTTGCTGTTAGCGGAAGCGTACAGGCCGAGTGCCTCCGAGAACTGCGTTTGACTGAGCCCGTTTTTGTGCGCCCAATCCTGGAACGCTCGCAAAGCCGGGCCTTTGATGGGATCGTTTATTGGTGCGACCTGGATCTCCGCGCCATTTGGCAATTTCATGTCTTTCGGCAATTCGAGTTTGTAGCCGTCCGGCGTCTGCGGCACATTTGCTCGACGTAAATCTTGTTCCGCCTTGGAAGCGATCGCGTCGGTAATCTCCTTGACCGAAAAATCTGACTCGCCGACTCTGATCTTCTCGCCGCCCTCGCCTGCCGAAGCCGGCGAAGTCTCCGCGACATTAGGGCCTTGCGGGTCGACGATCTTAGCGGGCGTGCTCTCACCGTCGGCGCCAAGCGTTCTCTCGCGCTGAACGAGATTGCCTGCCGCGTCGCGCGTGAGAATCTTTGACGTGTCGCGCCACGGGTCCGCGCGATCGGCGGCGGCCTGATCGGCTTCCCAACGCTGGGTCGGGCTCATCTCCGCGGGGTTGGTCGTCGGCAGGTCCGTCAGCCGCCCATTCGAAACGATGCGCGCGCCCGGAACCTTGGGCGCCGGCACCGGCGTGGACGGGTTTTGTTGAACAGGTTCGTTCATGGCGTGCATTCCTTCAAGTTAAGCTGGCCTTCGTGCCGTAATCGATCTTCAATCGCTTTGCATTCGTCGGGATTCAGGTGGCGCGGTTTGCCGGCGGCACCAAACGACTGACCGCGCAAGACGCTGGCGCGCAAATTGATCGCGCCCCGAGCCGGGCCGGCCGGTTTGGGAGCACGCGAGCCGTGCCATTTCATTTTATGTGTCATGAGCTCGCGGTGGGCGAATATGTGAACGAGGCGACCGCATTCCCGGAAACATCCAAAACGGATGCATTCCCGACGGAGGTGCCACCGCCAATTTCCTGAATGATCCGCTCCAGAACAAATTTCATATTTGCCCGCTCAGAGCTTCGCGTCGCGCCGTCATTGGGGCCGACGTTCATCGAGATCGAAAGTCTCACGGTCATGCCGTCACCTCATCGCCCTTATCCTCGAGTGCCTTCACCACGAAATACTGGATCTGATTCGACACGGTCCGGCGTTCGGCGGTCGCAACGCGCTTAATCGCCGCCCGCGTCTCGGAATCGAGTGTCACCGTCACCTGCTCGCGTTTTGAACTTGCCATTGCATCTCACCGCAACATCCGTTGATTTGTTGGCCGCACACTGCGGCGCCATGCATGAGCTGGCAACGCACTCTGCGAGTGGCGACAGCAAAACTATCCCGGCCAAAACACCGCCGATTTGTTTCGAAACGCCCACAGGAAAAACCGGCCAAAAAATCAATGGCCAGCGCGATTTTGCGATCGGAACGGCCGCCAATTTGGAGGAAAAGCGTCCGAAAGTTTATCTTTGGCTGCTCCACGAGCTAGGGTCGGGCGACCATTTACCCTGGCCGGTTGCCGTATGAACCGATCGCCGGGATGGTCGCCGGGGAGGGTGGATGGTCGAGGCGCCCGCGCCGGCCAGGCTCGCGCGCGTTCTGTATTCGAAACACTTAGTGAGAGGGTTCCTCCTCCGGGCGTGTAAAGGGCGGCGCCATGACTTAGCCGTGGCCGTGGATTCGTTTTCATGATCGGCGGGCAGGGTGATGGCGGCCGTGTATGTGATCGCGCGCCAGCGGGGCTGCGGCGGCCGAATAACGTCCGGCTGTTTCCCATGCGCTTCCCCATGTCCGCGCTGCGGTGGCACCGATCGATGATTGCCCCGTGAATGCTGCGGTTCATGCGCGGTTCATGCACTGGCACTCGCAGATTGCTGATCTGAGGGTCTGTGCCAGGCGCGGCCGAGGCGTGCAGCCACGCGAGCATTTGAGAAATCCACGACGGGCCATCGGCCGTTTGAAGCACCTCGTTTGCCACGAGCGGCAGGTGAGGTACGGCGCCCTGCACCAGTCCTGATCTCGCAGGCAACCGGTTACCTTCCGCGGTGCGGAGCGGTCTTTGGCTGCGATGGCTTGGCGGGTGGGAACGCGGTCGGGTGTGTCGGTCAATCCTCGGGAGACACGTCAACGGAGCGGAGCGCCAGCGCAGCCCGTTGGCGTGGGGTGCACGGCCCTCTCGGCCGCGAAAACGGGCAGGGGGGGTATGGGGGGGTGATGGCGCGGGGCGTTGGCGGGATGGCGGCTCGTTGGCGTGGGTGATGGAGCCGCGTTGGCGGGGCGTTGGCGGCCTGTTTTTGGCGTTGGCGGGGCGTTGGCGGAGTTGTTGGCGGGTCATGCTGCTTCCGATGGCGGCTCGTTGGCGGCGTTGGCGCGGTCGATCACGTCGCGCGTTTTCCCGTCGCGACGCTCGGGGCGGAGTGTGATCGTGCGCGTCTCAAACAATCGGTCCATCGCCCGAGCGAATGCCTTGGCTGTAAATCCGCCGTTGCCTCTCATTTCGGCAAAAACCGCCGGCGCGTAATTCTTGCCGCTCTTGTCGCTGACAGGCCGCGCCTGGGCATTGCGCTCGTCGAGGAGCCGCAGGAACGTCTCGCCACACTCGGCATCCTTGGCGAGCCGGTGCAGCGATGTCGGGGCGTGCTCGAGTTGCAAGCCGCCGTCCGCCCATTGCAGGCGGAGCGGATTGCCGGGCGCCCCATAGTTGCTTTTGGCAGTCTCGAGAATGCGGATGCCGCGATCAACTTCGGCCTTGTCCTCCGGGGACCGCAGATAGAGCGCCGATCGGACGGCGTTGCGCCAATCCATATTGCCGCCGCGGCCGGTGCCGCTGGTGAGCCCGGACGGGTGATCGAGCAACAGCACGGCGGCCTTGCTCGGGCCGCGCGCGATCGTGCGCCAGAGATTGACAAACGAGCGGACCATGACGCGGTCGTTCTGATTGCCGGCGAAGGTCGCAGCGACGTTGTCGACCACGACAAGCACGGGCGCGACCTGCTCGATGGCAGCGGCGATCGAGTGCATAAGCCGGGTCGGCCGCATGATGCCGGTGCGATAGTCCGGCGTGGCAAGCACGGTGTCGCCGGTCGTGTCGGGGAACCATTGATGGAGCTCGGCGAGATCGTCGAAAGTGTAACCGTCGCGCAAGCCGTGCTGCCAGATGCGGCGCCGCACTTCCCGCTCGGGCTCCTCGGCGCTCACAAGCACAACGGGGCCGTTGGCGATCTCTTGGCTTAGCCAATCGACCGCACCGCGCGCCACGTTTGCGGCAAGCCTCAAGGCAATGTCGGTTTTGCCGGCCCCGCCATCGCCGTGCAGCGTCGTCACGTCGCCGCGCGGAATCCTGCCATGAGCAAGCCAATCGACGGGCGGCGGCGCTTCCTGCGGCCACTGTGCGGGTGTGGTGAGCACAACGGGCGCGAGCGACAAAGGGCGCTCGTCGATCGTCGCAGGAACGGCGGTGCCGTAATCCTCGGGCCCGGTGGCCAGCGGCGGCTCGTCGACCGCATGGCCGTTTACCTGGGCGGGCTTGCCGAGCGTCGCGTCTGCGTCGGCTTCCGCGAAAATCAGTTGCGCGTCGTCGCCGCCTATTTCGGCAATGACCGCCATATCGGCGAGCGCGTCAACGATGGCTTGGGCAACAATCGGGTCGGCGGATTTTTTGCGCACGGCAAAGAGCGCAGCAGCGGCGTTGCGCAATAGGTCGTGAATGTCGTTCTCGGGATTTGCGGTGCCGATGATCCGGCGCCACATTGCGATTTCATCCGCAACATCGGCCGGCACCTCTGGCAAATCATCATCGGGCGGCGCTCCTAACACATCGTCGTCAAACACGGATGCGCCGCTTATGGCCCCAATTTTTTCACGGACGTAATCACGGCACGTGATTGGATCGTCGGCGCTAAAGCTGTGCACCACGAATCCGTCCGGTGAGCTGCTGTCCAGCTTGACGCTGAGACTGCGATCGGCCGGTTTGTGGCCCGGGCCTGGTGCCAGTATTTGACCGCCGCTGATTTTGCCGCCGAGGGCGCGCGCCAAGCTTTGCAAATCGAGAAACGGAGCGTTCATGGCGACACCGCGAGAAGATCGAGCGCGCAGCCCAACGGCGAGTTGGCGACACCGCGGGAATCGCGGAGCAACGCGCGGCGGATCACGTCGACCGGAATGCCGTGCTGGAGCGCAAGGCTCGCCACGACCGCGCTGTCCTTGGCGGCTGTGTCCGTGCTGGAACCGGCTTTGCCGTTACCGATGAAGATTTCCGCCAGGCGGCCGTCCGGGAAAAACGAAACGGTCGCGACATAGTGGAAATTTCCGCAGATAAAATTGAACGTCTCGCTGCCTCGGCGGTTGGGAAGTCGTCGGCGTATAGCGTCGTTCATGGAGCGGCCTCAAAAAGGAATTTGGTCGTTGAAAGCTGCGCTCTGAGGCGCCGCCTGAGGCTTTGCGGGGCGCTCGCGGTGGCGCCGCGGCTTGTTGCGGCCGATCTGATGCGTGGGTTCGCATTTGAATGCGGCGACGCTTAATCCGTGCCGCTCGGCGCCGTCATTGCCGCGCCAGGAATCGACTTTGATCGATCCTTCGATATAGACGCGATCGCCCTTTTTCAGATCGGCCGCGGCCTCGGCCGCCTTGCCGAACACCGCAACTGATACCCATTGCACCGCGTCGTCTTTGCCGACACCGACGCGAAAGCGCACCCATTTGTTGCCGGCTTGGGAAACGCGCGGCTCGGCATCGGCGGGCAGAAACCCGAAGAACGCACAATCGATCGACATTTGGCGATCTCCTCCTCAGTTGAGAGTGATCGCGCGGGGATTGCGTCGGCTAGGGCTTGGCGTTAGATAAACGGCTGTCGAGGTCGTTTGATTTTTTCGCCTGCCCGAGCCCCTGCGCAAATCCGGCGCGGGGGTTTTGGTTTCAGGCGGCCGTCTGCTGCAGCGCTCGACTATCAATCCAGGCGATCAGGTCGCCCACTTTCCAACCGTGCTTCCTCGTGCCGATCATGACCGGGGCGGGGGCTTCGCCGCCCGACCGCAGCCGGCGCCATTGCGCGACGCTGACGCCAATAAATTTGCAGGTTTCGTTGGTGTCGAGGATGCGATGCCGGGCAAGCTCTGCCGGCAATGTGTCGAGTGTCGAGGACATGAACCGCTCCGCTTTGTTTGGGCGCTAGGGTGCGCCTGTGAGCGAAGCCGTAAGATGATTTGGCGGAAGTCGCCAAAGGCTATTCGCTATCAAATAACCTGCACCATTTGAAATACTATCAAATAGAGCCGCTCAATTGATATCTGGTTTGTTCCCGATCATTTGCCGGACCAGTTCGCTGCCTTTGTGGTCACTCCAGGCTCGCCAAACCGTTGCCGATGACACGTTGTAGCGGTCAGCGGCAGACCCCATGGCTCGTTTCAGATTTGCACTGAGCGCAATCTCCGCGGCAATGTAGAGCGCTATTTCAAGAGCAATCGCATTGTTCGGACGCCCCTTGCTCCGGAAAGATATTCTGAATTCGCGCTCCTCCAAAGAATGGGCCGTGTCAAATAAAGCTGCCAATCGGAACCGAACATTGTGAGATAGCGGCTGGTCGCCCCGCAGCACGCGCACTAGCGCAGCCCGCGCCTCTTGCTCTTTGTCACCTGCAAGGTACTCAAACGAAACTTGGCCTATCTGCGTTTCTTCAAACCTGCCCGCCAAAAACTCAAACGCAAGTTGCTCGTCGCTAGTGTCATGCATGGTCATGACGATTACGCCTTCATCGGAAGAATATTGCTCGCGGGTTTGCCGGCCAGTAGCGCCTCGATATGAGCGGCCCAAAGGTCGAGCGCCTGCCGTTTTTCTGCGGAGTAGAGAGCGCGGTTGTAGACGCCAGCGACGCCCGCCTTGTGCCCGCTGATGTGATTTAGAATTGCCTCGATGACGTGTGGCAGCACGCCAAGGTCGGCCATGCGGGTTGCTACGGTGCGGCGCAGATCGTGCACGCGCCAGGCCGCGGGCTTTGGTTCAATTCGCTTGTCGAGCGCGGCCTTCGCTTTCGACCAGCCAGAAAATCCACCAGAGCCGTCGCCGAATATTGTGTCGCGTCCCGAGCGCCCCTCACGTGCTATCGCTTGTTTAAGGATGCCTGCGGCGAGATCAGATAACGGAACCTCGTGGGCTAATCCGTTTTTGGTGCGCTTGCCAGGTATCAGCCAAGACCGCGCAACGAGTTCTGTTTTTGCGATGGCGCCGACTTCATCGCGCCGCTGCCCGGTCAAGATCAGCAATTGGACAATGCGGCCGTAGTCATCGGTGCGGCAGGCCTGCCAGACGGTGATAAGCTCGGCGTCGGTTAGCACGCGGTCGCGTGCCTGCTCATCCGCCTGCCGGTTCGTACCAACGACGGGGTTTGTCTCCGCAACGCCCTCTTTCATCGCCCATGTGAAAAACTTGGAGAGTGTCGCGCGCGCTCGGTTTGCAGCAAAGGCGCCGCGCTCCGCGGCGATCTCGCTAAGGCGCACCGCGATGTTGCGGCGGGTGATGTCATGGACCGAGAGGCTGGTGAGGGGAGCCCAATGCTTCGTCAGATGCGTATCGACCTGCTGGAAGCTTCGCGGCTTCAATCGGTCGCGCTGGTGGTCGAGGAACTTTGTCGCAAAGCTACCGAGCGTTTCCGCAGCGCGGATGCGAGCCGCGCTTTTTTCTTTCTGCGGATTGCTGCCGAGCGTCACGTTGGCCAAGTCGCGTTTTGCCAGCTGCCGGGCCTGAGTGAGGGAAAGGGTTTTGCAGGAGCCGAGATTTTTGGTCGTCGATTTCCCGGCAGCGTTTCGATACTGGATTATCCAGGTCCGCTTGCCACCGGCGCGCACACGCAACGCGAAGCCGGTCAGGTCGTCATCAAAAAATCTTTGTTCTGACTTGTCGGAATCGAGCTCCAAACCAGCGATCGACGCTTGGGTGAGTTTCAT